CCCGCACCCGGGCGCTGCGGCCCCCGCGCCTGGCCGACCTCCCCACCCTGTACGACGAGGTCGGCCAGTGCCTCGTGCCCCGCAGGCACGGCTGGGGCGAGATCGTGTCGACCCGGGGCACGGCCGGCCCCCGGTCCCCGCTCGACGAGGACGTCCTCGACACCGTCAACGTGGTCCGGGCCGCCGAGGTCGTGCACCTGCGGCGGGTCGACGTGCAGCGCGAGCGGTGGCCGCAGCACGGGGCGCCCCCGCCGGCCGACCTGTCCGCCGATTGCCGGTGGCTGGCCATGGAGCTCGACTGGGTCGTCGCCCGGTACCCGGCGGCCGGGGACCTGGCGCGCGAGGTGCGCGACCTGGAGCGGGACGCCCGCTCGATCGTCGGCGACCCGGTCCCCCGCGCGCAGCGCCTCGGGCTGTGCGTCGCCGTCACGGACGCCGCGGGCACCGTGTGCGGCGCCGTCCTCACCCGCCTCCCGGGCGGGCCGGTGCGCTGCCGCTGGTGCGGGACGGAGTACCGGTCCGAGCAGGAGCTGCTGCTGCTGGCGCACTTCCAGCCTCAGCAGTCCGCATGACTATCGCAACCCCCCTTGTGCATAACGGGGGGTGTGCTAATCTCGCAGAGGTGGAAACACCCCCCTGGCGGGACCGACTCCGCACTGAGGACGCGCTGCTGGAACAGCTCGAAACTCAGGCGGAACAGGCCCGCAGACGAAGAGCGGCAGCCCTGAAGGACGGGGCCCAGGAGCTCGGCAGCGTGTACGCGCTGGCGAAGCTGCTGGGCCTGAGCTGGACGGCCGTCGCCAACGCGATCAAGAAGTACACAACCGCATAAACGAGGGCCGGACAGCAGCTCTCCCGGTGCTGGAACACCTGGAGGCGCGCGCGCCGTCCGACCCTCTACGCCCCCGGAGCGCAGCAACGCACCGGGCACTTGATCACGAACGAGATCGGACCTCGTCATGACCCGGAAGAACCCTATCCCGCCCCCGGCCGCCGACATCTCCGCGGCCCGTGTCGCTGAGCTGCACCGCCAGTGCCGCGCCGACTACCAGAGCGCCGCCGCCACCCGCGAGGCCGCCGCCGGAGCCGCCCGCGACCAGCTCGCCCTGGCCCGCGCGCACGCCGCCGAAAGCGGTGGCCGTCGATGAGCACCTCCTACACCCCGCTCCACAACCCGGAGACCGAGGCGCACGGCGTCGTCCCGACTCTGCAGCGGGCCATCGACCAGGCCCGGAAGGTCCTCGCCGAGAAGACCCCGGCGAACATTCACGACCAGGACGCGATGATCCGCGCCGCCTACGGCCTCCACTACGTCCTGCACGACCTGCTCGCCGCACTCGACGCCGAGCGGGGTGACGCTCGATGACCGCGCTCACCACCTGGGCCCAGGCCCACACGACCGCCGCCGCCATCACGATCGGCCTACTGCTCGTCGGGCTGGTCCTGCTGGCCCGCGCGATCGGCAAGGCCGTCGACTGGCCGCCCGCCGCCGTCGCGGTCGCCTCGCTCGCCGCGATGGCGTGCACCGCCTACAGCGCCGACACGTCGTGGCGGTTCGCCGAGCACCGCCTCGGCATGACGTCCGCCGGCGAGCGCGGCGCCATGTTCGCCGCCGCCGAACTCGCCCTGTTCGCCTGCGCCCTCATGGCCCGGCAGAACCTGCGCTCCCCGCAGGGGGCGCCCGGCACCCCCGGCGTCCTCGTCTGGCTCATCACCGGCGTCCAAGTCATTCCTGCCTACAGCGAGTCCGGCATCGTCGGCGGCACCGTCCGCGCCGTCGTCGGCCCCATCCTCGCCGCCCTGCTCTGGCACCTCGCCATGGGCATCGAGCTGCGGCACGCCACACCGGACGCCACCTCGCAGAGCCTGCCCGCCCTACTCGCCCGCGAGATCCGCGAGCGGCTGCTGTCCCGCCTCGGCCTGGCAGTCCGCGACCGGTCGGCGGAGCAGATCACCCGCGACCGGGCCACAGTGAAGGCGGTCGCCCTCGCGGCGAAGCTCGCCGCCATGAAGCCCGGCGCCCGCGGTCGGGCCCGCATCGAGCGGCGCCTGTCCGTCGCCGTCGGCAAGGCCCAGGCCGGCGCCGACCAGCAGCAGCGGGCCCGGCTTCTGGAGCTGCTCGCAGCCCGCCGGCACTCCGCAGCCCTCGCCACCATCGACCTGCCGTCCCCGTGGCAGGACACCTCCCAGGACGCACAGGACGCACAGGACGCCCCGCAGGACACCGAGGACGCGCCCGCGTCCCCGCCCGTCCCGCCTTTTCCGAACCCCGTCCCGCCCGGCGTCCGGCTGCTCCCGATCGTCGCCCGCCCACCGGCCGCTGCGCCGACCGCCCAGGACGCCCAGGACGCCCAGGACGCGCCCGAGGACGACGAGGACGGACCCGACGGGCCCCCGCCCGAGCCGCCCCTCATGACGTCCGCTCAGGTCGCCTACTACTACAACATCGAGCAGTCGACCGTCCGGTCCTGGGTGCACGCAGGACGCCTCACCGTCCACAGCAAGGACGCCCGAGGACGCAACCTGTTCCACCCCGAGCAACTGCCGGACGTCTACCTGGGAGTACCGGGATGAAGGGGCTCCCACCCGGCACCCCACTGCCGCTCACCGCCCCGGCGGCCCGGTCGTGATCCTCGCCGTGCTCTTCGCGTTCGCGGCCCTCGCCGCCGCCCTCGGCCTCGCCCTGGTCGACATCCGCACCGTCCCGCCCATCACCGGCACGGTCGCCCTCATCCTCACCATCGCGGCGCTCGGCGTCGCCGTCCTCCGCTGAAGGACCCCATGCCTGACCCCATCACCCCCAGCCGGATCATCCCCGCCGGCGTCCCGCTTCCCGCCCGGGCACCCGCCCCCGGTGAGGCCCCGCCGTGGCGTCCCACTCCGCCGCCTCCAGCCCCGCCTGCACCAGCACCGTGGCCGGGATTCCCGCCGCCTCCACCCCCGGGGCCCATCGACGTCCACGTCACCCTCATGCCCGCCCCCCTACCGGAGCCCGAACCGGAGCCCCGCTGGTGGGAGCGCACCTGGGACTACCTCACCGACCGCCTGGTCACCTGGCGCATGGCCGTGGCGATCCTCGCCGCCCTCACCCCCTGGGCCGGAGGCGAAAGCCCCGTCGGGATCTGGTCCCACACCGTGCACCAGGCCCGCACCGAGGCCGGCATCGGCGCCGCCTACGTCATCGCCGGCGTCGCCGTCACCGCCGCCTGGGCCCTCGACCGGCACACCGGCCGCACCGTGCCCCGCTTCTTCCTCGTCACCGCCAGCCTCGGCGCCCTCGGCGTCCTGCACTGGTGGGACCCCTTCCTCCTCCTCACCGGAGTCACCCGATGACCGGCACCACCACCCTCACCCTCGGCGGACTCCTCGCCGCCCTGCTCGTGCTGCTCGCCAACCTCCACCCCTGGTGGACCGGCAGCCGCGAGATGAAGCAGCTCGCCGCGTTCGGCAAGGGCGTCGCCGCCGCGGCCTGCGCCGCCGCCTGCCCCGGCGGCATCCTCGGCTGGGCCCACTCCCGATCCGGAGCCGTCGCCAACGGCGCCGGCGAGCGCACCGGCAGCGCAGCCACCGGTACGACCTCGGGCACGGGCCTGACCAGCGGCCAGCTCGTCGGCCTCGGCACCACAGGCGCCGTCATCGTCGTCCTGGCCGTGTTCCTCGTCGGCCTGTCGTACAAGGCGGCAGGGAAGAAGGACAAGCGCCGTATCGTCGGCGGCGCGTTCGTCGGCTCCACCCTGTGCCTCACCGCCGGTGTGGCCGGCGCGCTGGCCTGGCTGCCCGGCGCCCTCAACGGAGCCGGTGACGCGGTCGTCGCCGCAGTGCAGGGGGCGGGCATCCTGTGAGCCGCCTCGCCCGCCCCGCCGACCGTCTCGCCACCGGCTCCCGCCTCGTGGCCCGCCGTCTCGCCGCGCGCGCCGCCGCCTGGTGCGCGGGCGGCCGCCGCGACGACCTGCCCGGCTGGCGCGGCGCCCTCGGCGTCATCGTCCGCGCCGTCGTCCTCGCTCTCGGCGTGTACGTCCTGGCCCGGATCGGGCGCGCTCTGCCCGCCCTGATGTGGGCGCTGAGCGGCGGCTGGACCGTCGCCGCCTGGCGTGCGGGCCACACTCCGGTCGAGGCCCCCGCGGAGAGCGCGGAGACGACCGCTCCGGGCCTCGACCGGGAGGCCGTCCAGACGCTCCTCCTGGAAGCGATGGGCGACGCCCCCGTGGTGCACCTCCGCGCGGTCCTCGCCCACCTCCAGAAGAAGGGGCAGTGGGAGGGCCGGACAGTGAGTGATCTGCGCGCTGCTCTGGGGCGCCTGAGCATCCCTCACGAGCGCGGCGTGAAGGTGGCCGGCGTGCCGACGTGGGGAGTGCGCCGGAGGGATCTGCAGACCCCTTCCCCGGCCGCCGCCCAGGAGACGTCTACCGCAGCGTCTACCGCCGCCTGACCTGCACGTCTACCGGTTCATCTACCGGCATCTACCGCCCGTCTACGGGCTCATCTACCCCGGGGCGGCCGCCATCCGCCAAGACATCGGCCGCCCCGGTCCCATCCCACTCACGAGACAGGACCAACATCATGGCACTCGGCTGGAGCAAGAAGCCCGAGCCCACCGACCCCCGCCTGAAGGGCCACGAGACGACCTACCAGGCGTCGCGCGGCGGCTGGCTGAAGCCCGCGGACAAGCCCACCCCGGGCAAGCCGAAGAAGAAGTAGTAGCGCACTGAGCCCAGGCCCCGCCGCATCCCACTGCGGCGGGGCCCAGGCCGCATCATGGAAGGCATGGAGTCGCAGATCGTCCGGCCCGGCCACCTCACCGCCCACCAGACCGCGCGCGTCCTCGGCGTCGGCCTGCCGGCCGTCCGCAAGCTCGTCCAGCGCGGCCACCTCGCCCGCTCCGGCGGCACTCCCCGCCAGCCCTGGTACGCCGTCCACGACGTCGCCGCCCTCGCCGCCGACCGCCGCCCACACGACGCCGCTTGACCGCAGGTCAGCGACCTGTCACGATCCGCGTGTACAACTGTGCCCTCAAGAGGCACCACAGACGCACGACGAAGCCCCGGCCGCCTGCTCATCGGCCGGGGCTTCGCCGTGTCACAACACGGCCACAGGCGCCCCACAACGCCCACCGAGGCCCGCATGATGCTCCCTCAGCATCAGCAACCTGGGGGGACCATGCACGTCCGTAGAGCCGCCTGCGCCGCCATACTCATCACCGCCACCGCGACCGCCTGTAGCAGCAGCGGCGACAGCGCACCCCGCGCCACGGCCGCCAAGACCGCCACCGCCCCCGCCACACCGAACGCCGGCGCCGATGGCGTGCTCAAGATGGGCACGAAGAAGACCATCGATGACGACGCCAACGACGTCCACATCACCGTTCAGGCTGTCGAGTACCAGCAACCCTACAAGGGCCCCCAGCCGCAGAAGCCCGACGCCACCCAAGGCGGCGACATCTGGGCCACGGCCAGCATCAAGGTCTGCAACATCCGCGGTCCGATCATCAACGTGAGCCCGACACCATGGGCTCTGGCCTACGAGGACGGCACCAGCATCGAATCGACCGGCCTGTCCGGCGGTGACCTGCCGAAGCCGGAGTTCCCCATGGACAGGCCCGTCAAGGCCGGCCGGTGCGCGGCGGGGCTGATCGCCTATCCCGTGCCGCACGGCAAGACGCCCGAACGGATCGTGTACGCCCCCGACGGCACGGACCCGATCGAGTGGGCCGTCAGCAAGGAGTAAGGGAGGTGGCGCCCGTGGCAGGTATCCGCAACGGGCGCCCCTACCGTCGCCTGGTCACCGCGGTGAAGCGCCTCGGTCATCCCTGCTGGATCTGCGGGCACAACATCCCCGCGAACGTCGACGGGCGCACACACCCGCTCGCCTTCACCCTCGATCACCTCGTGCCGCTCAGCCGCGGCGGCGACCTACTCGACCCCGCCAACGCTCGCTCAGCGCACCGCCGCTGCAACTCTCAGCGCGGGAACAGGACGGCGCCGCGGCCGCAGTCGCGCGCGTCACGAAGGTGGTGACGCGACGTGCTGTACGTCGTCACCGGGCCGCCAGCCTCCGGCAAGTCCAGCTGGATCCAGTCGCACGCCACGGCGCGGGACATCGTCATCGACCTGGATCGCATCACCATCGCCCTCACTGGACCCGGCGCCCCGAACTGGAACCACGACCCTCTGCACCAGCGAGTCGCCCAGCGCGCGAGGTACGCAGCCATCGACGAGGCGACGCAACACCTCGACAAGCTCGACGTCTACCTAATCCACACCATGCCGAGCCCCAAAGCCCTGGCCAAGTACAAGCGGCTCAAGGCCCGCATCGTGGTGGTCGACCCCGGGCGGGACATCGTCACGCAACGTATCGCTGCGATGCGCTCACCCGAGATGGAGCGCGTCGCGGCCCGGTGGTACAACTCGCGGCGCGGACAGCCGCGGGCCGGCATGCCGCAGACGTCCCGGCAGTGGTGATCCGTATCGAAACGGACATAGTGGGATCATTCTTTGGATTTCGGGCCGGGCGACCCAAACGCCCTTGTCGCCCGATTTTTTGCGTGGCCTGGATGAAAGATCAACTTCACGCGAACTGAGTTCGACCCATTTAGTGGAGATCGACTTCTGTCACTCTCGGTGACGTTACTCTGCGTGAAGGGCGGGTGATCATGGGCGCCTTGACCGACGCGATCACCGATGAGCTTGACAAGCTGAGTGGACACCATACCGCACCTGGCCTCGCAGAACTAGCCCTCAGCTTGGCTCGCGCGATCGACGAGACCGACGCTGCGACCTCCCGAGCCGTAGCCGGTCGTGAGCTACGGGCAGTGATGGCCGACCTGCGCAGGCTGTCCCCCGTCGAGTCGAAGGGGGACACGGTCGATGACATTGCTGAGCAGCGAAAGAAGCGCCGCGACGCAGCCCGAGCCCAGCAGCAGTCCGGCTGACGGCCCGCTCCTCGGCCACCAGCGCCCCCGGATCCTCACCGTGCCGCCCACCGCGCTGTCGACGGCCGGGCAGGAAGCCATCGAGCTGGCGGCCCGAGCCGGGCTCCACCTCGATCCGTGGCAGCAGTTCGTCCTGAACCAGGGCATGGCCGAGGACGCGGACGGCGACTGGGCTGCGTTCGAGGTCGCCGTGAACGTCCCGCGCCAGAACGGCAAGGGCGGGATCATCGAGGCACGCGAGTTGTGGGGCCTGTTCATCGGAGGCGAGCAGCTCATCCTGCACAGTGCCCATGAGTTCAAGACGGCGAAGTCTGCGTTCCGCCGGATCGAGCGACTGATCCGGCAATGCCCTGACCTGCTGAAACGTGTGAAGACGTTCCGGCAGACGGTCGGTGAGGAAGCGGTCGAGCTGCATACCGGGCAGACGCTGCGGTTCATCGCCCGCTCGAAGGGGTCGGGGCGTGGCTTCACTGGCGACTGCAACATGTTGGACGAGGACATGATCCTCGGTGACGAGGCGATGGACGCGTTGCTGCCCACGATGGCCGCGGTTGCCAACCCGCAGATCTGGTACCTGGGCAGTGCCGGGATCGGCGCCCCGTCCGTACAGCTGGGCCGCCTGCGCCGCCGTGCGCTCGCCGCACTTGAGGCCGGCGCCCCGGACAAGTCGCTCGCCTACTTCGAATGGTCGGCCGACCCGCACGTCGACGAGTGCCCGCCGGACTGCGACCAGCATGATGACGCGTCCGGCGACGAAGCGGTGCTCAAGGCGAATCCTGCGGTCGGGTTCCGGCTGACACTGGAGAAGGTGCGCAACGAGCGGTCGACGCTGAGCCCGGCCGGTTACGCCCGTGAGCGGCTCGGTGTAGGCGAGTACCCGTCGGATGTGGCGGACACGTGGCAGGTCATTGGGCAGGACGCCTGGCGGTCTCTGGCGGCCGCGGAGTCGGCCCCGTCGGATCCGGTCGCGTTCTCGATCGACGTGACGCCGGAGCGCTCACACGCGGCGATCGCCGTAGCAGGGACTTGGCGGGGCGGCACGCACGTCGAGATCGTCGAGCACCGGCCGGGCACGGGCTGGGTGGTGGAGCGCGCCAAGGAGCTGCACAGGAAGTGGAAGCCGCACTGCTGGGTAGTGGACGGCGGCGGCCCGGCCGGGTCGCTGATCGCCGACCTGGAGGACGAGGAGACCGGCCTGGGCGTGACGGTCGTGCAGCCCAAGGCGCGTGACATCGCCTCGGCTTGCGGCCAGTTCTACGACGCGGTGACCGAGCAGAACCTCAGCCACCTCGATCAGGCGCCACTCGCAACGGCTCTGGCCGGGGCGCAGAAGCGGCCGCTGGGGGACGCCTGGGCGTGGGCCCGGCGCGGTGTGGGCGTCGACATCAGTCCGTTGGTGGCGGTGACGCTGGCCAAGTGGGGGCTCGGCGCCGAGGTCGAGGAACCGGAGAGGGCGCCGAACCTGTGGTGAGGAACCTGCGGTACGCCGGCTGGCTGCTGCTCGAAGTGCTGTGTCTGCTGTGCGCCCTGCTGGGCGTGTGGCTCATCTACCCGCCCGCCGCGTTCATCCTGGGCGGCGTCGTCGGCGCCCTGGGCGCCGAGCAGTCCATGGCCCGCTCGAAGGCCACCCGGCGGAAGGGGGCAAGCGGATGAGCCTGTTCGGCCTGTTCGAGAAGCGCTCGGTGGAGGACCCGGCCGTGCCGCTGTCGTCCGCGTCGCTGGTCGACCTGTTGGCCGGCGGCCGGGCCTCGGAGTCGGGAGTGCGGGTCACGGAGACCACCGCCCTGCACATGCCCGCGGTGTGGCGGTCCGTCGCCGTCATCGCGAACGTGTCGGCGTCCCTGCCGCTGCATACGTACACGGCCGGCACCAAGGACCGGGCGAGCGTGGACATCCTCGAGGATCCGCACCCTGAGCTGACGCCGTTCGAGCTGTGGCGGCTGGTGTACGTACACCGGCTGCTGTGGGGCAACGCCTACCTGCAGAAGGTCCGCAACGGGGCCGGCGCGGTCGTGCAGCTGTGGCCGATCCGCCCGGACCGGGTGAAGGTCGACCGGGAGAAGCCGACGCCGGAGAACCCGGGCGGCAAGGTGTTCTGGGTCAAGGACGATGACGGGGTGCGCCAGCGGCGGACGTCCCGGGAGATCCTGCACCTGCCCGCGCTGGGCTACGACGGCATCACCGGCTGCTCCCCGATCCGCGCGGCGGCCGAGGGTATCGGCCTGGGGCTGGCCGCGGAGAAATCCGCGGCCCGGCTGTACGGCTCCGGCAACATGATCTCCGGTGTGCTGCAGACCGAGCAGCGCCTGGAGGAAAGCCAGGCCGCAGCCCTCAAGGCCCGCTGGGCAGCGAAGTACGGCGGCCACCAGTCCGCTCATGACGTGGCCGTCCTGGACTCGGGCGCGTCCTTCAGTCCTGTGACGATGCCCTACAAGGACAGTCAGTTCCTCGAGTCGCGGCAGTTCCAAGTCGTCGAGGTGGCCCGCATGTTCGGGGTGCCGCTGTTCCTGCTGATGGAGACCAACAAGTCCACCAGTTGGGGCACCGGTCTGGAGCAGCAGGCACAGGGGTTCGTCACCTGGGATCTGGCTCCGACGTGGCTCACTCCGACCGAGCAGCGTGTCAGCAAGGAACTGCTGCCCGCCTCGCAGTACGCGAAGTACCAGCTGGGCGGTCTGCTGCGCGGCGACTCCGCGGCACGGGCCACGTTCTACCGGGCGATGCGCGACACCGGCGCCTACTCGGCCAACGACATTCGCGACTTGGAAGACCTCACCCCGATCGGGGCCGAGGGCGACATGCGCCTGCAGCCGCTGTACATGGCGCCGCTGGGATCCGACCCGACCGCGAAGACGGCGAACCCGCCGCCGTCCGGCGACGCGGCAGCGCGAGCTGCCGACCATCTGGCCAAGGCCACCGCCCTGTTGACCGGGCAGACCAGGGAGGGCAGTGATGAAGACGCCGAAGCATGAGGAGCGCCGGGACCTCGCCCTGGACGCCGCAGGCGTGGCTCTGCGCGCGGCCAGCGACGACACGACAGTGCGTGGCTTCGATGGTCACGCCGCCGTCTTCAACCAGCGGACCGCCATCGGCAACCCACTGACCTGGGGTTTCTACGAGCAGATCGCGCCGGGTGCGTTCACCAAGACTCTCGCCGAGGGGGACGCCCGGTACCTCGTCGACCACGACACCCGGCTGGTCGTCTCCCGCGTGACGGCCGGCACGCTGCGCCTGGCGCAGGACGACATCGGCCTGGCCGTGGACTCGGACCTCGACGCGCGCCTGTCCTACGTCGCCGACCTGATCGTCAACCTCGACGTGCGCAACGTGACCGGGATGTCGTTCGGGTTCCGCACCGTCAAGGACGACTGGGAGACCATCACCGTCGAGACGACTGACGGGGACAACGTCGCCCAGGCCGAGGTGGAGCTGCGCACCATTCGCGAGGTGCAGCTGTACGAGGTGTCCGCGGTGACGTTCCCCGCCTACGAGGGCACGGACGCCGCGCTGCGCTCCGTCGGGCTGGCCCTGGCCGCCCGCGGCGACGCGGCCGCCTTCGACCGCCGGGCCGCACTACGGCCCGAACTCAACGACTTCCGCCCCGAGCCGGACCTGTCCACTCGGGGCGGTGACGCAACCCAGCCGGGAGAGACCACTGGGGGCCGTCAGGCGATGCAGATGAAGGCACTCGCCGCCCGCTACCGCCTGGCGCGGTAGCCGCTCTCACCATCCATCCCCAGCCCCCGCCGCACCGGCGCGGGGCTTCTCCTGCTGGAGGCACACATGCCCACCCTGAAGGATCTGCTGGACCAGCGGGCCACCGCCTGGGACGCCGCACAGAAGTTCCAGGCCCGCGCCGCCACCGAGGCGGATATGTCCGCCGAGGACCGCTCCGCGTGGGACGCGGCCCTCGCCGACGTCGAGCGTCTGAGCGCGGACATCGAGCGGGACGAGCGTCACGCCCGCCTCGCCACGGTCGACTACTCGCAGGTCATCGAGACCGCCAAGGACGACGACGAGGAGCGGCACGGCGGGCCCGACAAGGCCGATGCCTACGCCACCGCCTGGCGCTCCTGGGTGCGCGAGGGCAACACCGACCTGACCAGCGAGGAGCGGGCGACGCTCCGCTCTGGCTGGGTCGACGGCAAGGAGCTGCGCGCGGCGGGCGTGGCGACCGGCGCGGCCGGCGGGTACACGGTGCCCGCACCGTTTCGTGCCCAGCTCATCGAGACGATGAAGTTCTACAGCTCGATGCGCGACGTCGCCGAGGTCATCACCACTGACACCGGCGCGCTGCTGCCGTGGCCGACGAACGACGACACCGCGAACGTCGGCGCGATCCTCGCCGAGAACTCGCAGGTCACCGAGCAGGACGTCACCCTGGGCACCAACGACGTCGGCGCGTACATGTACACGTCGAAGCTGGTGCGGGTGTCGCTGCAGCTGCTCAACGACTCCGCGTTCAACCTGGAGTCGTGGCTGGCCGGGGTCCTCGGCCGGCGTATCGGCCGCGCGCAGAACGCGCACTTCACCACCGGCACGGGCACCGCCCAGCCGGAGGGGGTGCAGACCAACGCGGTCGTCGGCAAGACCGGCGCCACCGGTCAGACCACGTCGGTCACCTACGACGACCTGATCGACCTGATCCACTCCGTGGACCCGGCGTACCGCAACAGCGGCCGGGCCGGCTGGATGCTCAACGACGCCACGCTCGGCACCGCCCGCAAGCTGAAGGACGGCCAGCAGCGTCCGCTGTGGGAGCCGTCCGTGCAGGTCGGCATCCCGGACGGGCTGCTCGGCTACAAGTACACGATCAACCAGGACATGCCGACGATGGCGGCCAACGCCAAGTCCATCCTGTTCGGCGACCTCTACGCGGGCTACCTCATCCGTGACGTCGCGGACGTGCAGATGCTGCGCCTGGCCGAGCGGTACGCGGACTTCCTCCAGGTCGGTTTCCTCGCGTTCGCCCGCACCGACGGCACACCGCAGGACTTCAGCGCCTACAAGGCGTACCGCAACTCCGCCACCTGATCCCGACGGCCACCGGCCAACTCACAGGAAGGAACGCCGTCATGGCGACCAGCCAGAAGAAGGAGACCCCGGCGGACAGCGGGGTCCTGCAGGACAAGCCGAGCGCGGCCGCGGCCGAGCACGGCGACCACGACCGCATCGTCATGGCCTCGCGCCGGGCGGATGGCTCGATGGACCAGGTCAACCCGGAGTTCATCGGCGACAAGGACGCGGCGCTCGCCGCGGCCAAGGAGCAGCTCGCCGTGCAGGCGGCGTCCGCCGTCGACACCGCGGCGCGCGGCGTTACCTCCGGCCCGCAGGACGGGGCCGGGTCGTCCGAGCCGGACGCCGACGTGCAGGCCCTCAAGGACGCCCAGGACGCGGCCGTGAAGGCGGCCGAGGCCAAGGCCGAGCGTGAGGTCAACGACCTCCACCAGGGCCTGGGTGAGTGATGGCCCGCATCCGCATGCTGACCAGCGTGGCGGGTGACGGGTTCGCCTGGGAGACCGGGCAGGTGATCGACCTGCCCGGCTCCGAGGCTGCGGTGTGGGCCGACGGTGTCCGCGCCGAACTCGTCCGCAGCCGCCCGGTCGAGACGCCCGAGGCCGGGCCCGCCCCTGAAGCCGCCGGCCGAGCCCGCAAGACGACCGCCGCCGCGCGCCGTAAGGCCGCCGCCCAGCCGTAAGGGAGGCGTCCGTATGGCGCTGCTGACGCTGGACGAGGCCAAGAGGCAGCTGGACATCGAGTCGGCCGCGCACGACGTGGAGCTCCAGCTGTACGTCGACTCCCTGACCGCGGTCATCGAAAGCTACGTCGGGCCGGTCGAGGGCCGGGAGGTGACCGAGCTGGCGCAGGCGCACGGCGGTGTCGTGTGCCTGCTGTCCACCCCGGTCGTCGCCGTCACCTCGCTGACGCCCGCCCTCTCGGAGGGAATCGCGTACACGCCCGATCTGCTGCAGGTCGACGGCCCGTCCGGAGTGGTCCGTCTGCTGAGCGGCGGCTACCTGTGCGGCGGGCCGTGGACGGTCACCTACACGGCGGGGCGGGGCGCGGTGCCGCCCACCATCAAGCTCGCCGCGCTGATCCTGCTGCAGCATCTGTGGCGCACTCAGAACGGTGCGGCCCGCGGCGGCGGCCCGACCGACGACTACTCCGTCACCGAGCCGATCCCGGGCTTCGGATACGCGGTACCCAACCGCGTACTGCAGCTGCTGGAGCCCTACAAGCGCGGACCGGGAATCGGCTGATGGCGACGACCTCCCGCGTGCCCGCCGCCCTGAACGCCCTGGTGTCGATCTGCCGCACCGCCCCGGCCCTGGCCGAGGTACGCATCATCGACGGGCCGCCGCCCTCCACGAACCTGACGGAGCGCGACCGCCTCTACCTCGGCTACGGCCCCGGCGCCGAGCAGGCTGTCGACCTGCAGCAGGAGTTCGCCGGCGCGGGCGCCCGCACCCGCAACGAGTCCTTCCGCATCGCCTGCTACGCCGAGACCCGCGGCGGCGACAAGGACATGTCGCTCCGCCGCGCCCGGGTGTTCGAGATCGTCGCCGCTGTCGAGGTTGCTCTGCGCGCCACGGACGCGGCGCCAGAGGCGCCGACGCTGAACGGGGCGGTGCTGTGGTCCGAGCTGGCCACCGGCTCCCTTCTGCAGGAGCAGGGGCCTGACGGTCTCCTCGCCGGTCTCGCGTTCACGGTCGCCTGCCGCGCCCGCATCTGATCCACCCCACCCGAGAAGGAGTACTGCCATGGCGCGTGTGCGCTACCTGGGCCCGGAGCCGGTCACCGTGCCGGAGCTGGGAGACCGCGAGGTACAGCCGGACGAGATTGTCACCGTGCCCGACGAGCGGTTCGAGGGCTACGTCTGCCAGCGGGCGAACTGGGAGCCCGTCGAAGAGCCCGGCGCGAAGCAGGCCAAGAAGACCGCGGCCGTGCCGCAGAAGCTGGAGGGCTGATCCATGGCGATCGGATCCGGGCTCGGCGCCCAGCTCGGCATCGCGGCCGAGGTCACCTACGGCACGTTCGTCGCACCGACGAAGTTCATCGAGTTCACGAAGGAGAGCCTCGTCCTCAAGAAGACGACGGCGCAGTCCGCGGGGATCGCGGCGGGGCGGCTGCTGCCCCTGTCGTCGCGGCGGGTGGTGACACAGACGGAAGCCAACGGGTCCGTTGACCTGGAGGTCACCAACAAGGGCATGGGGCTGCTGCTGCAGGCCCTGATGGGCACGACCGTGACGCCCGTGCAGCAGGCCACCAGCACGGCCTACCTGCAGACGCACACCCTCGCGGACACGGCGGGCAAGAGCCTGACCATCCAGAAGGGCGTGCCGCTCACGACGGGCACCGTCACCGACAAGACCTTTCTGGGCTGCAAGGTCACCTCCGGTGAGTTCTCGTGCGAGGCGGGCGGCATGCTCACCGCGTCCTACGAGTTCGACGCCAAGGCGTGCGACGAAACGCAGACCCTGGCGACCGCGGCGTACCCGGCCATGGCTCCGTTCAACTTCTCGCAGCTCGCGGTGAAGACCGGCACGTTCGGCACGGAAGCGGCCCGGGACGGCATCCGCAAGATGTCGGTGAAGATCGAGCGGCCGATGGCCGTCGACCGGTTCTACGCGGGACAGTCCGGCACCAAGAAGGAGCCGATCGCCAATGACCAGGTGAAGATCACCGGCTCGCTGGAGATGGACTACGTCGACACGACCCTGGACGACCTGCACACCTCGGACGCGGCGACGTCGCTGGTCATCGAGTTCGTGGGCCCGATCATCGCGAGCACGTATGCGGAGACGTTCCGGATCACGCTGCCCGCGGTGAAGTTCGACGAAGCCCCGCCGAGCGTGGACGGCTTCGACGTCATCAAGCCCACTGTCCAGTTCACCGCCCTGTACGACGGCACGAACCCCGTGAAGATCGAGTACCTATCGACCGACCTCACGCTGTGAGCGGGCCATGACCCGTGATGTCCGGATCCTCAACACCGGCAGCCTGCTCGAACTGCAGCGCAGACTGCGGGCTGCCGGCGGCGAGAACATCCGCTCCTCGATGCAGCGCCGGATCCGGCGGGCCGCCGAGCCACTGAAGGACGACCTGCAGTCCACGACCCGCGGCATGAACATCCGCAGCCAGGGCCGCTCTGGGCGGGGTGGCGGACCGTCGCCGAACACGCGCCCGCTGCGGGCGACGATCGCCGACGCCATCCGTATCTCGGTGCGCACGTCCGGCAACCCCGGCGCCACCGTGTGGCTCGACAAGGGCCGCATGCCGCCCGACATGAAGAACATCCCCGCTCAGCTGAACGCCGGCCGTCTGCGCCACCCCGTGTTCGGCAACCGGCGCCGTTGGGCCAGCCAGTACGCCTCGCCCCCTTGGTGGGACCAGACAGTCCGCCGCCACCAACCGCGCATGACGGCCGAGGTCGCCCGTGTCCTCGACGACGTCCGGCGCCGCCTCGAATAGGAGCCACCGTGATCATCGAGTACACGCCCGAGGGCGCCGAGCCCCAGCGCCTCGACGCCGGCCGTATGCGTGCGTCCGAGATCCAGGTCATCGAGCGGACCGCGGACCGCCGCTGGGACGAGATCCGCGAGGCGATGAGCGAGGGCGACGTCAACGCGATGCGCACCGTCGCATGGGCCATCCTGAAGCGCCAGGAGCCGACGCTGCGGTACGGGGACTTCGACCCGTGGGACGACGAGCTGCGCGTGCGCCTCGACGCCCGCGAGACCCGCGTCTACGCCGCGGAAATCTTCGCGAAGTACGGCAGCGACCCGGACGACCTCGCCGCCGCGTTCGAGGAGCTGCGGGCGGTGACCGCGGACCGCGAGGCGTGCGAGGCGGCGATCGCCGACGTGACGGCCCCAAAAGACCCGGAGCCCGCCGCGCCGGAGCCGAGCCCAGCTTCACCGAGCGACGGCTGAGCTACCTACCGCTCTTCGCGTTCTACCTGCACCTGGCCCCGCGCGACGTAGACGACCTCACCGAGGACGACTTCGACCTGCTCACCCACTGGATCGACGCCCATGAAGCCCGGCTGCGCGGAGGTGGTGAGTGATGTCTGAGCGCCTGCGGTTCATCCTCGACGGAGACGACAGGCTGTCGGCCGTCCTCAACCGGGCCGGGGACTCCTCGGCCCGGCTGCACCGCCGTCTCAACGACGACATGAACGCCAACTCGCGCGCCGTGCGCGGGTTCACGCGGGACAGCGACGGCCGTCTGCGTGACCTACGCGGCCGGTTCCTCTCGGCGGCGGACGCCTCGCGCGCCATGGCCGGCGGACTGCCCGACCTGACGAACCGTCTCGGCGACGTGTCCGACGCGGGCGGGAACGCCGCCACCTCGCTGGGCAAGTCCGGCGGCGGCCTGGGCGGCACGATGATTGCGGTGGCCGCGGCCGCGGGACTGTCGCTGCTGCCCGCCCTCGGCGCGCTGGTGCCGATGCTGGCCGGGGCCGGGCTCGCCGCGGGCACGCTGAAGCTCGGGTTCTCTGGGGTCGGCGACGCGCTGGAGGCGTCGGGCAAAGGGCAGAAGGAGTACGCGGCCTCTCTCAAAAAGCTCTCCCCCCCTGCCCGCGAGTTCACCAAAGCACTGGTCGGGCTGAAGAAAGAGTTCGGCCCGATCGGCCGGGAAATCCAGAAAGCGATGCTGCCCGGCTTCACCAAGGCGGTGAAGGCCGCCGGCCCGGTGGTCAAGATCCTCGGCAAGAGCATGACCGAGATGGGCGGCGCGTTCGGCAAAGCCGCCGACGGCGTCGGCCGACTGCTGAAGGACTCCGGGTTCCAGGACGACCTGCAGACCAACCTGCGCCTGGGCGCCGGGTTCGTCCGCGACATGACGTCCTCGCTCGGCCCCTTCACTCGCAGCCTGCTCGACTTCGGCGCCGCGTCCGGGCCCACCCTGAAGTCGTTCAGCGACGGCATCGGCGGCCTGCTGTCCAAGGGCCTGCCCAGCATGTTCACCGGTCTGCAGTCCGGCATCCCGGGCACGGCGAAGATGCTGGACGGGCTGTTCTCGCTGGTGAACGACGTGCTCGGCGGGATCGGGCGGCTGGCGGGGGAGGCCGGGCGCACCCTCGGGCCGGTCTTCGGCGAGCAGTTCCGGCTCACCGGGTCGGTCGCCGCCGGCGCCATGGACACCCTGCGCGGCGCGATGATCCTGTTGCGGCCGGTCTTCCGGGACATCGCGTTCGGCCTCAAGTCGGTCATGGACTTCGGGGCGATCGTGGGCCCCACGCTGAAGGACGCCGGTCTGTCCATCGTCGGCGCGTTCCTCCCGGTCGGCGGCGCGGTCAACAGGGCGGTCGGTCCCCTGCAGGCCCTCAACATGGCGATCAACAACAACAAGGGCGCGATCCTGGAAGGCGCCCGGATGTTCGGCAGCGCCCTCATCAGCATGACCAGTGCCGCGATCTCTGCAGCGCCGACGATCATCCATGCGTTCCTGCTCGTCTCGGGCGGCATCCTGTCCGCGCTGAGCGGCGTCGCGCACGGTGCCGCGCTGGCGTTCGGATGGGTGCCGGGTATCGGCGGGAAGCTGAAGGCCGCGGACAAGTCCTTCAAGAGCTTCAAAGACAACTACATCGCGGGTCTGACCGCTGCCGAGTCCAAGGCCAGCAGCTTTGCCGCGTCGGCCGCGCCGAAGCTGGCGTCGGGCAAGCTGAAGCTGAACATCAACAACTGGCAGCAGCAGATCGAAGCGGCCAAGGCCAAGCTGAAGACGGTGCCGGCGTCCAAGCAGTCCGCTCTGCGGGCGACGATCGCCGACCTCGAGGCGAAGGTGCGCAGCGCGAAGGGGCAGCTGGCGTCACTGCACGACAGGCACGTCTCGGTCACCACGACGTTCTACTCAGTGGGCTCGCCCGGCAGCGGCGGCATTCCGGTGGCCAAGCGCAACTACGCGAGCGGCGGACCGATCGGCTTTCCCGGCGGCGGCCCGATCACCGGGCCGGGTACCGGCACGTCGGACAGCATCCCGATCATGGCGTCCAACGGCGAGTACATGATCAACGCCCGCTCGACGTCGAAGTACCGGCCGCTGATCGAGGCCATCAACTCCGACCGTCTCGGCGCCTCGGGCGGTACGGGCGGCGCCGGGCTCGACGTCGGCAAGGGTCTGATCAAGGGCATGTCCGACTCGACGGCCGGAGTCCAGGCCGGGGCCCGCACCATGGCGGCCGCCGTGGTGACGGGCATCCGCGAAGAACTGCAGATCGCCTCACCGTCGAAGCGGACCAAGGCGCTCGCCGCGGACATCGGCAAGGGCCTGATCGTCGGTCTGACCGGATCCCGCGACAAGATCAAGTCGGTGTCGAAGGATCTCGCCAAGGACATCTGGTCGGCGTTCTCCGGCAGCAAGGACAACCGGCTCGTGGCCTACGTCAACCGGCAGACGTCCAAGCTGTTGGCCGCGGCGAAGAAACGCGACAGCATCGCGGCGACGATCAAGCGGGCCACCGAATTCGCCGAGACCACCCGGGTCGGGGCGAAGCAGTCGGCGAGCCTCGGCGGAATGTTCGGCAGCGAGGAGGAGGTCACGGCCGGGGGCATCTCGGCGACGCTGTCGCAGCGCCTGACGAAGATGAAGGTGTTCGCGTCCTACATCAAGATGCTCGCGAAGCGCGGCCTCAACAAGACGATGCTGCGGGAGATCCTCACCATGGGGCCGGAGCAGGGCTACGCCTACGCCTCCGCTCTGGCCGGGGCGAACTCGTCCATCTTCAAGGCGATCAACTCCACCCAGTACAAGATCAACTCGACTGCTGATTCCCTCGGCAAGACCGGGGCGGACGCCCTGTACGACTCCGGGAAGAACGCGTCGAAAGGGTTCCTCGCCGGGCTCAAGTCGCAGCAGAAAGCCGTCGAGTCGTACATGCTCTCGCTGGCCAAGGCCATGCAGAAGGCGCTGCGCAAGGCGCTCGGCATCCGCTCGCCCGCCCGCAAGATGATCCCCGACGGCGTCAACGTCGCCCGGGGTGTGGGCGTCGGCATCCTGCAGGGCCTGCCGCACGTCGACAGCGCCATGCAGGCCGTGGCCGGACGGGCCATGGGCGCTGTCGGCGCCCGCGCTGCGGGACGGCCGGCAGCCGCGGCGGGCGGCGGCGCCCAGCAGATCAGTGTGCAGATCGACATCAACGGCGCCACCGACCCGGTATCCACCGCGCGGGAGATCCGCCGCCAGCTGCTGGAACTCAAGCGGACGTTCGGGCTGAACGTCGAACTGAAGGTGGGGTAACCGTGCCGCTGCTGGTAGAAGTGGGCTGGGGCGGCCTGGTGCAGGCCCCCGCCACCATCACGTGGACGGACATCACCCAGTACGTCAACCAGGTGCAGGGAGTGTCCATCACCCGGGGCGCGTCCGATGAGCTGTCGGAGACGCAGCCCGGCACGGCCACCCTCCGCCTGGACAACGCCGACGGCAGGTTCACGCCCGGCAACACGGCCTCGGCGTACTACCCGTATGTGCGGCGCAACGCCCCGATCCGGATCTCCCAGGCGGTCATGCCCACCGTGTCCGGGTCGGCGCCCTGGCCGCTTGCCCAGCTGGGCGACGACTTCGACGACGGTGTGGTCACATCGAGCCTATGGACGGCGAGCGGCGGGGCCTTCGAGACGGGCGGACGCATGCGCCTGCCGATGACGTCGGCCGGTATCACCGCCCGCTACCTCAGTGCCCGCCAGTGGGTACTGACCGGCTCCAAGCTCACTGCGAAGTTCTCCACCATCCCGGCAGCCGGCGGCTCCAGCTCGGCGTCCGTCAGCATGTATGTGCTGTCGCAGACGTCCAACACACAGCTGCGGTGGCGCTACGACGCACTCTCTGGCGAACTGCGCGCGCTCAACGAGGTCAGCTCGGCGGACGCATCACCGACCGTCCTCACCTTCAGCCCTATCGATCACGCGTGGCTGCGCATCCGCGAGTCCAGCGGCACCGTGTATTTCGAGACCAGCCCGGACGGCTGGGCGTGGACGGTGCGCCGCTCGGTGCCCACCCCGGCTTGGGTGGGCACCGACCAGGTGCAGGTTTCATTTGCCGCGTCCCGCTCTGGCGGCGCCAGTGACTACGTCGAGTTCGACCTGGTCGGCGCCGAAGTACAGCCCCGGTTCTACGGCATGGTCAACGAGTTCCCCGTCGACTGGGAGGGCCTCGTCTCGACGGTCACCGTCTCCTGCACCGATCTGTTCAAACGGCTCAACCGGCTGCCCGCGCTCAGGAGCATGGTCGCCGAGGAGATCATCGAGTTGGCGCCGCTGGTGTACTACCCGCTGAACGAGGCGGCCGCCTCGACCAGCGCCGGCGACATCTCCGGCTCCGGCGCCCCGTCGCTCGCTATCTCCCAGTCCGGGGCCGGCGGCACCATCGCGATGGCCAGCGTGGACGGCCCACCCGAGACGGCCGAGCAGTACCCGCTGTTCACGCCGACCTCAGCGACCGCGGGCAAGTGGCTGTCGGTGGACCTCGGCCCGCAGTTCGAGGATGCCACCTACCAGTACCTCTGCATGGAAGCCTGGTTCCAGACCACGACGACCGGCCGGTGCATCATGGGCGTGCACTCCACCGACCTGACGAACCAGCACCTCCTGTCCATCAGCGCGGCCGGCGGACTGCAGATCGAGTGGACATCCGACGGCAGCCCCCTCACGGTCGAGACCGTCAGCGGCCCCACCACCCTCGCCAACGGCCTGTGGCACCACGTCGTCTACGACCAACGCGAAGGCACCGTGTGGATCGACGGTGCCCTCGTCGACTCCGCTCTGGCGGTGCCCCGCCGCTGGGCGGAGCGCGTGCTGCACGTGGGCGGCTACCGCAGCAGCCGCCTCTGGAGCGGGTCGATCGCGCACGCCGCGGTGTACTCCACCCTGACCACGTCGGCCGGAGTGACAGCGGCCACGCACTACGCCGCGGGCATGACCGGCTACTCGGGCGAGAGTGCCGACGCGCGGATTCAGCGGCTGGCCCGTTACGCCGGCCTGCCGAGCGTGACGGTCTGGGGCACCACTCACGACCCGATCGCCTCGCAAGGCCCGGGTGGCACGCAGGTCGTGGCCCGGATGCGGGAGGTGGAATCCACCGAGTCCGCCAAACTGTTCGCGGCGCGCGACACCTTCGGCCTGGCGTACCAGTCCCGCGACCAGCGGTACAACCCGAGCCCCGCGTCCGAGGTTTTCACGATCGACTACGCCGACCTGGAGCCCGGCACAAGCCTCGCCGACGACGACCAGAAGCTGGTCAACTCCGTCCAGGCGTCCCGGCCCGGCGGAGCGACCCAGCGAGTCACCGCGCCCTCGTCGATCCTGGCGTTCGGCGAGTACCCGCAGACCCTCGACGTCCTCAAGACGTCCGACAACTCGGTCTTGGACGCCGGGTACTGGCTGGTGTCCCGGTACGCCAACACGGGCCCGGAGTTGCGCGAAGTCGTCATCGAGGCGTACACGCTGCCCGCCTACCTGGGCATCCTCGGCGCCGACATCTCCAGCTACTTCAGCGTCTACAACCTGCCCTCCCAGTCGCCCGCCAGCTCGCTGCGGGTCACCGTCGAGGGCTACACCGAAACAATCAAAGAGAGATCGCACGTCATCTCCTTCCATACGAGCACCAGCCTGAACGACTCCGTCTGGGTCCTCGGCGACTCGACGTACTCGGTGCTCGACTCCACCACCCGACTCGCCTACTGAGGAGCCCTGCATGCCGATCGCTGTTGTCCGCGCGGAGACGTACTACCTGCCGACGCGCCCGCTGCCGGCCGACGCGTGGACGGGCGTGCCCGGCGCCGAGTTGGTGTACCGGTGGATCGAAGCCCGCATGAGTCGCCGCGTCCCGCTGCCCGAGGGCACCATCACGGACGTGCCGTCCGTGTACGCGCACGTCGACGCGAACCGGTGGCTCGCGCCGTGCGTGTGCGGTTCGGCCGCGATCGTCTCGCCCGTCGACCCGCGCTGGGGCTGCACCGAGTGCGGCTACGGCTGGGTGCAGATGATCGTGCCGACCGCCGAGGAGATCGCCGCGATCGAGGCGGAACTACTGAAGATCCCGCAGCCGCACCTGCGGTTCTGGTGGCACCCTGATGACCCGGCCAACCCCGACCGGCCCGCCGACCTGGCGGCCGCCGAGGGCATCGACCTGCCCACCGTGCAGGGCTGAGCTATGACGACGACCCCGCGCACCTGGTCCGTCGGTGAGACCGTCACCGCGGCCTACATGAACACCGAGATACGCGACCAGTTCAACAGCTTCTTCGGCGCCTGGACCACGTATACGCCCAGCTGGATTGCCGAGGGCGGCGCTGGGACGAACCCGGTGCTCGGCAACGGCAGCCTCGGCGGCCGGTACCTCAAGGTCGGCCGCACCGTCGACTGGGTCCTGCAGCTCAACTGGGGCTCGACCTCGGTGGCGGGCGGCGGCGCCGGCTCCGAGAACTGGATGTTCGGTCTGCCCGCGGTTCCCGCTGCTGGCTTCACCTACCGCACCGCCACCGTCGACGTGTTCGACAACAGCACGTCGCTCCACTACAGCGGTAACGCGATCTACAACACGGGCTCGGGCGGCGTCATCAAGACGCTGGTGTCCAACCGCGCCGATGCCTCCGGCATCTGGGACTCCACCCTGCCCATGGTCTTCGCCGCCGGGGACATCCTGTACGCGTCCGGCCGCTACGAGGCCGCGTCCTGACCCTGCCTCATCCCGCCCGCCCCGCGCCTGATGGCCGGGGCTTTCGTCATGTCTGGAGGCACCGTGACAGGCGTCCGCGTCGTCTCGCTGAAGACCGACACCGCGCAGTCCATCCCCGCCGACGGCGGCTATCACATCGTCCGCTTCCCCTACACGACCGAGTCCTACGACCCGTGGGGCATGCACGAGCTCGCGCAGCCCGACGGGTACAGCGTGAGCAGCTGGTCGAAGGACGACCGCTCCGGGCTGATCTGGCCGTCCGTCGCCGGGTGGGGGACCCTGACCTCCCTCATCTACTGGGAGGCCGGCGACTACGCCGAGCTGCGCGACCGGTACGTGCGCGACCCGCTCGGCCTCACGGAGACCGGCTACGACTCCACGGCCACCGAGCACCGGCCGCCGTCACCCGGCATCCAGTGCTGGCACAAGACGCACGAAATGTTCGTCAGCCCCGGCACCCCGATCGCGCTGCTCGCCGCGCACGACGCCAGCGGCTCGAAGCGCATCACCCTCGCCGAGTTCAAGCTCGCCATCCACCCCGTAGAGGAGCCCCCGGCATGAAGCTCGTCACCAGAGACCAGCTCGGCTGGCCCGCCTCGGCCGCACCGTCGCAGACGTCCACGAAGGGCGTGAAGGTCCACTACGAGGGGACCGCCGTCAGCACACGACTGCTCACGGATCACGACGCGTGCATCGCCGAATGGAAGGCCATCCGCAAGAGCCACCTGGCGAACACCAAGGAGAACTACTCCGACATCGCCTACAACTACGGCGCCTGCCCGCACGGGTTCTTGCTCGAGGGTCGCGGCATCGGCAAGCGCACCGGCGCCAACGGCAACCAGCCGCTCAACCAGGCGCATTACGCGATCGTCGGGCTCGTCGGCAGCGAAGGCCTCACCGAACCCAACGACTCCATGCTCGGCGCCATCCGCGACGGCATCGAACTCCTGCGCCAGCACGGCGCCGGGAGTGAGATCAAGGGGCACCGCGACGGCTACGCCACCGCCTGCCCCGGCGGACCCCTGTACGCCTGGGTCCAGAAGGGCGCGCCACGGCCGGCCGGCACGGCCACCGACCCCCAACCGGCCGCCAAGCCGAAGGTGTCCCTCGCCCACGTCGTGTACGCAGCGAAGCACGACCCGGCTGCCGCACAGGGGCACACCACCCACAAGGCCGAGGTCCTCACCGTCGAGAAGGCGCTGAAGGCCGAGGGCCTCCTCGAGAGCCAGTACGTCGACGGCAGCTACGGCACAAAGACCGTCGACGCGTATGCCCGCTGGCAGCGATCCCCGGCCGGCGGCGGCTACGTCGGATCCGATGCCGACGGCATCCCGGGCGCCGCGTCCCTCCGCCGTCTCGCGGCCCGGCACGGATTCACCGTCACCCCCTGACCCTCTGAAAGGACACCGTCATGAGGATTTCCAGCATCGCCAAGTCCATCGTCGCCGGGCTCGCGGCCGGCGCGACCGCCGCCGTCACCGCCGTGCAGGACGGCGTGCTCACCACCGGGGAAGGCGTCACCATCGTGCTCGCCATCCTCGGCGCGTGGGGCATCACCTACGCGGTACCCAACAAGGCGGCCACCTCGGGACCGGCCCTCTGATGCGTGCGGCGGCCCGGCGGCTCCGGCAGCAGCTCGGCCGCCGCGGCGCCCTACTCACCCTCAAAGGCACCATCGCCACCCTCTTCGGCTCCAGCCAGTTCGTGCAGCCCACCCCCGACCTACGCGGCCTCGGTCTGCTTCTGTGGATGATGCCACTGCAGGCGTGGGCGGCGGCCTGGGTGGCGGCCGGGTCCGTAGCGCTGGTGTGCGCGTGGCTGCCACCTCGTCGGGACTGGCCCGGTTTCCTCGCCGTGTGGGCGATCGCGGCCCCGTGGTCGATGTCCTACCTGGTGGCCTGGTGGCCGCTGTACGAGCACCCGCGGGGCTGGGTGGTCGCTCTGATATTCGGCGCGTTCGGCGGGGTCTGCCTGGTGGCCATCGGCTGGGACGAGCCTCCGGCACGATCGGAGTCACCGCGTGAGACCTGAGATGCTGACCGCGCTGAGCGCGCTCGCCGTCGCCCTCGTCACGGCGGCCGGCGGCATCCTCACCGCCATCGTGGGGCGCCGCCAGCCGTGGCGGCCGCGGACTGCCGAACGGCGGGATGATTTCACCGCGGTCACCGACCGGCTGGGGCAGCACATCGAGCGCCTCGAGCGGGAGGCCGGCCAGGACCGGCAGCAGGCCGAGCGGGACCGGGACCAGATCGCCGCCCAGGACGTCACCATCCGGTACCTGGTCGGATGGATCCGCACGCTGGTCGGCTCCGCTCGGCAGGCCCGGATGGAGCCGCCGCCGCCACCCCAGCCGGTGCCCGAGGAGGCCCGGCCTTATCTTCACGACGTGGGGCTGTGAGCCCCGGACCGGCCCCGTGATGGGAGGCCGGCCCGGGGCGGCCTTCGCCCCCGCCGATGCGCCCCTGCTCTCCCCTGGTGGGGAGGGCGGGGGCGCTTTCGTCATGCCCGGGGCGGCGAGTCCACCACGTAAGAGCCTTTGCCCCGCACGGTGACGACCAGGCCCCGCTCGACGAGCAGCTGCACCGCGGCCCGCGCGGTGGGCCGGGACACACCGAACTCGGCGACGATCCCCGCCTCCGACGGCACCCGCCGACGCGGTGGATAAGTGCCATCGGCGATCCGGGCAGCGATGACCTCGGCGATCTGTTCGTACAGGGGCTCGGGCCCGTCGAGATCCACGGTCATATATCGACCGTAGGAGCCATACGACAATGCTTCCCGTCAGGTGACGTGACCTGACAACACCTGACAAGTGGGCGTAGCGTCGACAGCAGAAACCCCCGCAGCCGATGGCACGGCCCGGGGTGTGGCCGACTGGATGGAGTCGACATGGCGCACCGTACCGCTCGCCCGGCCGTAGCGGCAGAGGGCCCAGCGGGAGACAGTCCCCCCGCGCCGATCACGGCAGCCCTGCCGCTGCCTACCGGATCGCTCCAGCCCGACCAGATCCGCGGTGCCGCCTGCGTCTGGTGCGCGGAGCCTCTCAGTAACGCCAGCGCCGTTGACCTCGGCGAGCGACCCGGCGTGTTCGGGGGAGTCGACAGCCGGTGGTTCCCCCGCGGCTGCACCACCTGCGTGAACGCAGCCGCGCGACGTGTCCTCGGCATCCACGTCCGGACGTGCGACCGGTGCAGCCGGGAACCCTCCGCGTGCGCCGCACGCCGCGAACTGCGCCAGCTCGCACTGGAGACCCGCCGATGAAGACTGCACCGACACGGGACCTCGAGCAGGAAGAGCGCTCCATGGCGGCCGGGCGGGCGGCCGGCTACTGCTGGGACCAGAATGCGGACGGGCCGGGCCGCTGCACCTGGCCCCCCAACCACTCGACAGACCGTCCCCACCGGGACGTGTACGCGCACACCGAGTGGACGTGAGACCTCCCGCTGCCTGCGACGGCGCTTGCAGTAGGCAGCGGGTAGGGGGTGGCCGCCTCCGTCCCCCGTCGGGGGTGGCCGCCCGTCCGCCCGCGGGGCGGGGGGCCCCCCCCCCCGCGGGCTAACCCATGAGGTGCCGGAGCGGGACGCCGAGCGCGTCGGCCAGGAGCAGCAGGTCGTCCAGCGTCGGGACCCGGTAGGCGTACTCCCAGCGGTGGATGGTCCGGTGGTCGCGGCCGACGTGCTCGCCGAGCTGCACCTGGGTGAGGCCGGCGTGGAGGCGCGCTGCCCGGAGACGCTCACCGATCTCCCGGCGGCGGGCAGGTACCCAGTCGGGCAGGGGATCGAGTGGCACCCGCCCACGCTGCGACGATCATGACGTTGTGTCTTTGCCCAACGGGGCAAATTCATTGATCATGGTTGGGATAGACCTGCCGACGCGTTGGGGCCGAAGGGCCCCGGAGAGGACGCGGAGGCGGGGCAGGGCGGTCACTCATCGGGTGGCCGCCCTTGCTTCATCTCCGCGAACCTTTCGGGCCAGCAGCGGGCCAGCAGCCCAGCACGAACCCCCGGGAAACGAGTTGGGCCCCCAGCTCCGATTGCCTCAGAGCTGGGGGCCCGTCGGTAGACCCTGTGGGACTCGAACCCACAACCAATGGATTAAAAGTCTGCTGAGTGGCTAACCCGTCCCACCCTGCCGTGTTCGACTCACCCCACCGCGCCCCAGGGAGTGCAGGTCAGCGGGACTCTAGGTCCACCTGCTGCGCGTTCTTCACCCCATCTCACCCCACCGTGTATCACCCTGTTGCACGGCCTTCGGGCCAGCACGGGGCCAGCAGGAAGGGCCCCCGACCCGCAGGTCAGAGGCCCTTTGTCCGTCCGTCAATTCTACTCCGACACCTACCCGTTGTCAGTGTCGGCCCGTACCGTGGGGTCATCCATCAGCGTCTGCTGGCTGCGTCGCTGAGCCCGGCCCCTGCTGCGGTACGGCACCCTCAGCAGGGGCCGGTCCACGCCGTCGGCGGGCCCGCGGCACGGCGGCCGCCGCGCGCTCCGTCAGGTCCTGCTCATACTCCTGAAACAGCGCCATGTACGTGTCGGCGGTCAGCACGATCGTGGAGTGCCGCAGCTTCTTGCTGGCGTCGTCGATGTCGCCGCCGCCGGCCTTCACCAGTGCGGCCGCTCCGTGCCTCAGGTCGCGGAGGTTGATGGGCGGTAGGCCGGCCGTCTCCACGATCCGCCGGAACTCCTTGGACACCGTGTCGGGATGGAGCCAGGACCCGTCCACCGCTGCGAAGACCTTGCCGGTGACGGTCCAGGTCTTCCCTGCGGCCAGGCGCGCGTCGCGCTCTGCGTCCTGCCGGGCGCGGTGCTCGCGTAGTACGGCCACCGTCTCGCGGTCGAGCACCACCGCAGCCACGGAGGAATCCGTCTTCGGCTGTGTCTCGACCGGCGTCCACCCGTCGACCACGATCTCTGTGAGCACGTCGATGCGCGGCGGCTCCGTGTCCAAGTGGACGTTCGCCCAGTCCGCGCCGACGCCCTCGCCGCGGCGCAGGCCGTGGTGGGCGACCAGGTGGTAGAAGGCGTACAGCCTGCTGTCCTCGGCTGCGTCGAGGAACGCGCCCAGCTGCTCGGGTGTCCAGACCATGACCGGGCTGGGAACTGCCCCTGTCTCGCGCCACCGGGCGACGCGCTCGGCTGTCCAGAGCTGGCCCTTGGGGCGTGCGCTGGAGCCCAGCTCGACATGCGCGGCCGCATTGAAGGTGAGGAGCTGCTCGCCGATGGCCTTGTTCAGAGCCGCGCGCAGCGTGCGGCGGATCGCGTGCCGCGTCGCGGGGCCGGTCACCTTCCGATACGGCGTCATCGCGGCGAGCGTCTCGCGCTCAGCGGCGAGACGATCGCGCTCCTTGGCCGGCGGCCGCCCGGGGCTCAGCCACTTCGCCTTGGCTTCCTGCTCGCGGCGGGCCTCGTTCTCCGCGCGGATGACGTCGGCCTGGTCGGCGATGGCGTCGAACATGGCTTGGACATGGCCAACGTTCAACCTGTCGAGACGGTAGTGCCCGATGTGCGGCTTCAAGTGAATCTTGATATGCGAGCGGTAACCCGCGTTCGTCGTGGCGCGTGTTTTCTTCGCGGCCATCCACCGGTCGAGCCACTCGGCCACGGTGGTCTGGCCGTTCAGTGGAACGCCCACGCCCAGACGTCTCTGCACTTCGGCGGCCTGGGGAATGTCTGCGCGGCGCCGGGCGATGTCGGCGAGCAGATCGCCCACACGCTGCTGTTCAACGGGATCGTCACCCGGCAAGTCCAGGATGGCCTGCAGGCGGGAGAGGTCGCCCTGAGCCTCCGTCACGGACTTGTACCCGGTGCGTCTGAAGGTCCGACGCTTGCCGTCGGCGTCCGGCGGCACCTCCTGGCGGAGACCGACGGAACCGTGGTTCTTCTTCTTGAGCTGCGGGCAGTCGTTGCCCAGTAGCTTGCCGTCCGCACCACGGCACTCGCAGCGTCGGTAGATGCTGCCTGCCCGGCGTGCTGACGGCATGGGGTCTACTCCTTTCGTTCGGGAGGCGTGTCCGTACGCTCCACGTCCAAGTGCGCAAGCCCTACGCCCAGTACGAAGTCTGCCGCCGCATTGAGCTGGTCGAGCATCTCTTGCGTTATCCCCGCATCCCGGCGTACTGCGAACGCCAGCCCGTACTCGTTCTTGACGGGGACGACAAGTTCCCCCTCAGGAAGGTCGTCGCTGAAGGCGTACCAAAATCTTTGAAGGTGACACGGTGACTCCATGCAGTCCTCCCCCATCTCCCGCTCGCACGTTCGAGTTACAGCTTGGACCAGTACCCTTCCCCAACGGTGTGGCGCTCATGATCGCACCGTGCACCCCACCGGTCTACAGCTGGCAGCGGCGCATTACCGAGAGTAATCCTTAGGGGAATGCCTGGCTCAGCGCTCGGTGTCAGGCGGCACCAGGGTGTCGATCAGGCGCAGCAGACGGTCTCGCTGATCCGTCGGCAGCTGGTCGAGCTTGTGCACGTAGGCCTTGGCCTCGGTCGACCCGCTGATGAGCGGATCCACCCCGAAGAATTGACTGCCGGCCGCGTCCTGGAGTGTCTCCACAGGTAGCTGGCAGGCAGCCGCGAGCGCGCACAACTCCTCATAGACCGGCGGCGTGACCGGCTGCCCGGTTTCCAGGCGGTAGATCCATCCCCGCTTCACCTGGACTCCTGACACAGGGTCGACGGCCTTCATGGCGAAGGTGTCGAGGCCCTCATTCAGCTCAGTGCGGCGCCTGCGAATCAAGTCCGCGAACTGCCTGCGCCGTTCAGGGTCCTGTGTGGGCATGCCAGTGGAAGCCATAGGGATCATCCTGCCACTCCGTGGTCAAAGGTAACGGCGGGCCGTTCAGGGCCTGCCCGGCCTATCAAGGCATACGAGCAGGTCAGTCACTTCACTCATTGCGCGTACTGAACGGATTGTTCAGCACTTCGAGCGATCACGCCAGGTCGCTCTCCGTCATTGACCTGTTACCACCCATGCCGCTCGCCTTCATCTTGCTGGACAAACCGTTCAGACCGTGGAATGCTCGGCGCAATCGCCATTCAGCGCGATGAACGGTATGTCCCGTGAGGTGAACGTGAGCGATTCTCCACCCCTGATGTACGCGGTCCACAGCCCGAACCGCCTCAAGACGCTCATGGAGCGCACCGGCACCGGTGAGTCCATCACCAGCCGCGAATTGGCCGCCGCCGCAGGCGTGGCGACCGGCACCATCGGCGCCCTCATGTCCGGCACCCAGCGACTGGTCCCTGAGGAGAAGGCCAAGGCCGTCGCCGCCGCGCTCGGCGTCGACCTGCTCGTGCTCTTCATACCCATGGAGCGCGCCGGCCGCGTGTTCGTCGCCACCCAGCCGCAGAGGGAGGCCATGTGACCGCCCCCATGGAGCCGCTGACCCCCGAGCAGGTCCTGGCCCTGCCCGCGATGCCGCCCGTCAAGTCCGCTTTCGCTGCCCTCAACATCTCCGAGGGCACCGGCTACGGCCTCATTCGGCAGGGCCAGTTCCCCATACCCGTCCTCGAGTTCGGCCGCGCCAAGCGCGTGCGCAGGACGGACCTGCTCGCCTTCCTCGGCCTCTCCCCGCTCGCTGCTGCCGAGGTCCAGTCGGCAGCAGCGGCCACCACCTACGACGCCCCCGGGGTCCAGCCGGGGGCGTCTGCCGAGCAGCCCGCGCCCACCAGCACGTAAGGAACGGATCAGCTCATGCAGCAGCTTCCCACGCCAGCGCACGATGCCGACTCCAGGGTGGCGCGAGCGCTCGCCGCCATCGCGGCCGCCAAGGTCGGTGCCGACCAGGGCACGGTCGAGTACCTCGACCTTGTCGCCGAGATGGTGGAGACCTACCGGGACCCGGATCTGGTCTTCGACCGGGTCCTGGCCGGCCTGCGCCGCGAGCGCCTGCAGGCCCTCGCCGAGACGCACGGTCTGCGCCTGTACTACTCCAGCCAGCAGTCGGCCGCCGAGGGCACGGTGACCGAGGCCGTCGTGTTCTGGCCCAGCGTCGCGCTCCTGCCTCACGGCCAGGACCCCGCCGTCAGCCTCGCCCAGCTCCGCAAGGCGATCGCCGAGCGCGAGCGCGAGCAGCGCATAGCCGTCTCCTTCCAGGCATCCGTCACCGCCGGGCACGTCGAGGACGTCGACAGCTGGTACGACCACACCTCTCGCTCCTGGACCGCCCGATGACCGCGGCCCCGGGCCGCACCTCGGCGCAGCGCGTCGATGCCCTGCTGGTCATCGACATGGAGAAAACCAGCGCTCACTACGAGTGCTACCGCCCGGGGTGTCCGAAGCCCCGCGAAGAGCCGATCAAGCCCTCCGCCACCAGGGCGTTCATCGACGGGATCACGACCCGCCACCTGGCCCAGCACCACGGGGAGACGCGTTGACCGACTCACAGACTCCAGACCTCCGGGCGGCTGCTCGCGAGCTGCACGACGCTGGCCTGTGCGTCCTGCCCATCAAGGCCGACGGCACCAAGAAGCCGGCCGTGTCCTGGCTTCCGTACAAGGTCGCCCGCAGCACTCCCGAAGAACACGACCAGTGGTTCACCGGCGACCGCCCGCGCGGCATCGCCGTGGTCTACGGCGGCGTCTCTGGACACGTCGAGATGCTGGAGTTCGAGGGCCTCGCCGTCCGCGACGGCGTCCTCGACGAGGTCACCGAGATCATGGAGGGATCCGGCCTCGGCGACGTATGGCAGAGCATCACCACGGGATGGGCGAGCCAGTCGCCTTCCGGTGGCGTGCACTACCGGATCCGTGTCGAGGACGGCGTCGCCGGTAATAAGAAGTTGGCCCGCCGCCTCGCGCGTGAGGAGGAGTACAGCGCGGAAGAGCGGCAGCGCGTCGCGGAAAAGCCCAACTCGAAGATCGTGCGAGTCCTCATTGAGACCCGCGGCGAGGGCGGCTACGGGCTGGTCGAGCCGTCCGGCGGTCCGGTCCACGCCTCCGGACGCCCGTACATCCGTCTCGCCGGCGACCCGAACAGCATCCCGACCCTCGACGCGGACACGCTCGACGCGGTGCACGCCATCTGCCAGATGGTCGACGCGATGCCTCGCGAGGAGAAGGCGAAGACAGCGCCGCGCCCGAAGCGAGAGCTTCCCGCCGGCACTGTCCGGCCCGGTGACGACTTCGAGGCCCGTACCGACTGGCCACAGATCATCGGTGACGAGTTCGACCCGGTCTTCACTCGCGGCACCACCACGTACTGGCGGCGCAAGGGGAAGAACCAGGGGATCTCGGCAACGACTGGCCACGCTGCGGACCGGGACCGGCTGTATGTTTTTACCACCTCGACCACGTTCGAGTCGGAGACGCCCTACGACAAGTTCGCGGCGTACACCCACCTGACGCAGGGCGGCACCAGCACCGAGCACTTCAAGCGTGCCGCAGCCGAGCTGCGCGGGCGCGGATTCGGCACCGACACCCGCCCACTCAACCTCGTCTCCCAGCAGCCGCGGCACTTCAGCGACGGCTCGTCTGCGCTCGACGCCGAGCACGCACCCGACGAGGTCGCAGGAGACGGGCCCGGTCTGCGCCTCGTCACCAGCACCCCCGAACTGGACATCACCAACGAGGCTGACGCGCTCGACGGCGTCCTCGGCCTGATGGAGCAGGGCCGTCTCCCCGACCTCTACGCCCGCTCCGGTGGGCCCACCTGGGTCCACAAGGACGACGAGGGCAACCCGACCATGCAGCAGCTCGGCACCGACAACCTGCGGGCCTACCTCGCCGAGCACGTAGCCACCTACACCGTCCGCTCCGACCCCCTCACCGAGGGGATGAAGCACGAGCGAGAGCTGCTCATGCCGAAGACGTGCAGCACGATCCTCGGCCGGCGCACGTGGCCGCTCCCTCGGCTGCGCGGCATCGTCACCTCGCCCGTGGTCCGGCCCGACGGGACGCTGCTCCGCGAGCCCGGCTACGACCGGCCGACCGGTCTCTACCTTGAGCCTCGCGTGCCGCTGCGCCGTCTCCAGCCCGACGTCACCAGCGAGAGCCTGGAGCGCGCGAAGTCGATCGTCCTCGGCGACATGCTCGCCGACTTCCCCTGGCAGGAGCCGTCCGACAGGGCGCACTTCCTGGGGGCCCTGCTCACTCCGATCCTGCGGCCGCACTTCTACGGGCCGACGCCTATGTGGATCCTCACGGCGACCGCTCCGGGCTCGGGCAAGTCCCTGCTGAAAGACATCCTCAAGGCGGCATACGGCATCTCCGAGACCGCCTGGCCCGAGAACGACACCGAGTTGCGGAAGAGCATCACGACGCAGCTCTACACGACCGGGCAACCGGTCGTCGTCCTCGACAACCTGCCCAACGGGTTCGTGCTGAAGAGCCCGGTCCTGTCCTCGCTGCTCACCGCAGAGCACTGGGGTGACCGCGTACTCGGCTCCACCTCGTCCGTGACCATGCCCAACGATCGCGTCTGGATCGTCACCGGCAACGCCCTACGCACCGGGGGCGACAACGGACGCCGCGTCATGTGGGTACGCCTGGACCCCAACTGCCCCGATCCGGACCAGCGCGACGGCTTCCGCGTGGGGGACCTCCGCCCCTGGCTGCGGGCCAACGCATCCACGGTCGTGGCTGCCCTCGTCACCATGGTCCGGGCCTGGCTCGCCGCCGGGGCACCGACCGAGCGCATCCGGAAGGGCGACTACTCGGAATGGGCCTCCATGGTGGCCGGGCTGCTGGCCTACCTCGGCGTCGACGGATGGATGGCCGACCGCGACAAGGCCATCGACCAGGACGACGAACAGTTGGAGTGGTCGGCGTTCCTTGAGTCCTGGCGGGAGAAGCTCGGCGACCAGGCGCAGACGACCAGCGCGGTGCTCGGCTCCGTCGCAGACCACGTACCGCGCCACCCGAAGACCGGCGAGATGCCGACTCCGAACGTCCTGGGCGGCTGGCTCAAGAGCCGTGCCGGCCGGTACTTCGGCACGCACAAGGTGGTCAAGGTCTGGGATGCGCACCGCCGCGCGAACGTCTGGCGCGTCGAGGTGCACGAGCAGCGCGGCACAGGACGGCACGAGTCATGACGGCCGTCGATCGTGACGCAGGGAGTGCAGGGACCTGGCAGGGACCTGTGCAGGGACTTCCGCGCCTCCCTGCACAGGGCCTGATCTGCGCTGACGCAGGGAGGCGGGGAGTCGCGGGGAGTTTCCGCCGCCCCCCTTACTGCACGCGCGTCCCACATGCATCGCACACCACATCTGCGGTGTGGATCTCACGACGATTCCGCCGGACCTCTCACCACGTAAGCCCATAGCTAACTCCCTGCAACTCCCTGCCTCCCTGCAAAACCGCAGATCACCGGCACACCTACCTGACGCGGGACTCCCCGCACGACTCCCGCCAAGTCCCTGCACTCCCTGCAAAAGCCCAGCAACCGAACCGAGGTGAACCATGAACGCCACCGCCATCGCCACACCCGCGACCTACACCCCTCGCCCCTACCAGCTCGACGCCATCGAGGCCCTGCGCAAGGGATGGGCCGACGGCCAGAGCCGGTTGGCCGTCGTACTGCCCACCGGCGCCGGCAAGACCGTCGTGTTCTCCCACCTGGCGCACCAGATGCTCGACAGCCTCGGCGGCCGCCGCGTCCTGGTGATCGCCCACCGCGAGGAGCTGATCGAGCAGGCCGCTTCCAAGCTCTTGGCGGTCGACCCGATGCTGCGGGTCGGCATCGTCAAGGCGCAGCGCGACGACCACCAGGACGCCGACGTGATCGTGGCCAGCGTCCAGACCCTGGCCGTCGCCCGGCGCCGCGAGGCCATCCGCGACGTCGGCCTGATCATCGTGGACGAGTGCCACCACGCCGCGGCCCGCTCCTACATGGAGGTCCTCAAGCACTTCGGCGCCTGGGACGGCGTACCGACGGCGGGCTTCACCGCGACGATGACGCGAACGGACGGTGGCCTGGCCGAGGTCTGGCAGGACGTCGTGTTCCGCCTCGACATCCTCGACATGATCGAGGACGGCTACCTGTGCGACGTCCGCGGCAAGAGCATCACCGTCGACACTCTCGACCTCAACAAGGTGAAGACCCGCGGCGGCGACCTGGTCGACGGCCAACTCGGCAAGGCCCTGGAGGACTCCGGCGCGCTGGACGCCGTCGCCAAGGCGTACCTCGAACATGCCGCCGACCGGCCCGGCGTCGTTTTCACGCCGACCGTGGCGACCGCGCAGGCCGCCGCCGAGTCGCTGCGCGCGGTCGGCATCACGGCCGCGCCGGTGTGGGGCGACATGGGCCGCGACGAACGCCGCGCCACCCTCGCCCGGTACACGGCGGGTGACGTGCAGGTCCTCACCAACTGCATGGTGCTCACCGAGGGGTTCGACGCTCCGCACACCAGCTGCATCGTGGTCGCTCGCCCGACCAAGAGCCCTGGTCTGTACGTGCAGATGGTCGGCCGTGGGCTCCGGCCGGCGCCCGGGAAGCGGGACGCGCTGCTGCTCGACGTGATGGGCGCGGCGTCCCGGCACAAGCTGGCGTCGATGGTCGACCTGACGGAGCGGGAGATCGGCGAGGCGAAGGCAGGCAAGAGCCTGCGGCAGGTCGCCGAGGAGCACGCGGCCACCGAGAAGCGCCGGGTGCTCGCCGCGCAGGTGACGACCGAGGAGATCAACCTGTTCGGCAGCAGCGCGATCCGCTGGCTGCGCACCGAGAACGGTGTGTGGTTCATCCGGCTGACATCCGCCATGTTCCTGTTCCTGCAGCGCGACCCCGGGACCCGGCTGTACCGGATGCGCCGCTGGACGGAGGCGGACGGCGTGCACCCGCCGAAGGACGACGTGGCCCGGCCTCTGCCGGAGGCGCTGGCGTGGCTGGAGCAGCAGGCCAAGGTGCTGGCGCCCGGAGCGTTCGTCTCGCGTCAGGCCCGCTGGAGGTTCGGGACGCCGAGCCCGAAGCAGCTGGGGCTCTGCCGCCGTCTGGGGCTCGCCGTGCCGCGCGGTGCGTCCGCCGGCGACGTCGCCGACCTGATCGACCAGGACCGCGTCGGCCGTGTCCTCGGCCAACTGATCCTTCCCGCTGCTGCATGACGGCCGGGCCTGTCGCTATCAGGCCCGGCCCTCCCGCCCATCACACCACGGAGGAACCCATGAAGAACCAGCCCACCCCCTGCCTGACCGAAGCCGAGCGGAAGTTCCTCGCCTTCGCCCTCGGCCTCGCCACCGACCAGATGGCCAACCGCAGCGACGAGTTCGACGAGGCCGACGAGGCCTCACTGGAGAACCTGCGCCGCATGGCCGACGGGACGCAGTCGTGAGCGGCCGCCCTCGCTGCGCCCGTGGCCACTTCCTCCCCACCTCCGGCATCTGCCGCTGCGACCTTCCCCGCGACAGCTGGGCCGCCGACCTGTGGGGCCAGGGCCTCACCACCCGCCAGCGTCACTCCATCCGCACCGTGTCCCTCACCGGGAGGTACCTGTGACCCGCACCGACCACGCCCTGGCCTGGGCCTACCTACTCGCCGCGCTGCTCACCATGCACTGCTCCATCAACAGCGCCCACAACAAGGCGCCGTGGTACGCCGCCGGCCTGGCCGCCACCTCGGTACTGCTCACCGTCTCCATGGTCCGCGAGTACATCGCCGCCGACGAACGCCGCGCGGCCGCCGTCAAGGCCGAGCGTGCCGCCCGGCCCCCACTCCCCCGCCGGACCGCGGCCGCCGACGCCGTCGTTGCCGCCGCCCTCACCTCCGCCTGCTGCGAGCGGTGGTGGACGTCCGCAGGCGCCGAGCACGACCGGGCCCACTGCACCAGGACGGACCAGACCGCATGAGTCAGCAGCGGTACACCGCGAGCACCATCACGGATGACGCCCTCGACGCGCTGTACGAGAACGCCAACCGTGGCTGGCGGCGCGGCGACGAGTGGAAGCGCCGAGCCGAGCAGGCCGAGGCCGCCATCAAGCGCGCCGAGCGGCTGGCCCGCCGGTGGGCGATCCTTCGCGCTCACGGATCCGCCGCCCTCGAGCTTCGGGGCGCCCTCGCTGAACCCAAGGAGCAGAGCAGCAAGTGAGCACCTGCGAGCTGTGCGGCGACGCGGCCAGCGGCTACCTGTGCCACCGGCACCAGGAGCAGCTGG